CTGCGCCTGCAACACCACTTTCTTCCGATATGATTACAAAGCTTAAAAAAGAGTATTATACTGGAGATGATGCTCTCACTGCTATGGATATATTTAGTTTTTTATATAACTATGGCGGTTTTTCTGCGGAGATAGCAGCGTTCTTTACTGGTATTGCACAAAGAGAAAGTAATTTTACCCCTTTTGTTAACAATAAAGAGCGGCGCTTTTGGTCTTTGGCAGTTTGTAACAAGAACATCAGCTGGAGGAACTGGCGTAGTAAAAATAGTTTCTCCAACACCCGAAAGAACAAAGTGGTGGAAATTAGCCTATAAGAATTGGCTAGCTGATAAAATTCAAGACACCAATCCGACTAACAAGGCAACTTTTTGTGATGATTTTATAAGAAACAAACAGAGAACAGACCCAGAAGGAACAATAGGACTAAGGACAAAAAAGGGCGGAGCTGGTAGACAATATTACGATAGAAGAGCTTTTGCTCCTATAAATCAGATTTCTTTTTTAAGAACAAAAATAGGTAAGAAAACAGATGTTTCTGATATTGTGAATTCAATGGATAATGGAACAAGGAATGGAATATTTGCTCCTTGGGGCGCAGTTTATCTTGAGCATAGTTGGATTTCTGGACTGGATTATGAACTAATTAAAAAAGTTTTTACACAAGGAACAGGTAGAGATTCATCCGAGCTAGATGCCTGGGTTTTGGCAAGCGTTCCAGCAAATTCTGATGCAAGGAAAATAGATACAACAGATCAAAATGGAAGACAAAAAATAGAAGTGTTTGTAAAAGATTCTAAAAAATATGAAATTATATATAAGTAAGAGGTGTATTAATGGCTATTAATTATCCAAAGTTTGATCAAAAAATTAATAATTTAATTCAAGACTCAAAACTTCAACAGTCAAAAACAAGACCAGCAACTATAGTTGAGTTTGACAAAATGTCAAACACTGCTACTGTTATTTTAGACGAAAGATATGCCGGCACAGTAGGAGATGTTATGGATAGAGTACCGTGCCCATTTAACTACGGCATTCAGGGGGTCTCCCCACATCCTGGAACTAGATGTATTGTAGCATTTAGAAACGATTCCGAAAGAGATCCGTATATAATCTCAATTATAGCCGATGCGTACGATACGGTAAAAACAATTAAAAATAATTCAGTTAATACTGGTATACCAAAGTTCATGATTTAGTATGATGGAAGAACCAATAGATAGAGCTAGACAGTCTTTTAGCGAAGTAACAGAATTAAGAAAAAGAAAAGAGTTTTCTACAAGAGAAGTTGGAATTAACCATCCAGATAATAATGGTTTTTTAAGAATAAACGACGCTGGAGAAATAGAAATATTTGCAGCTCCTGGAATAGGTATTGTTATAAGTCCGAGTACAAGAGCCATATCTTTTTTTGCCGATTCAATTAAATTTTATACTAGAGAAGACGATGGTTTAAAATGGAACAACTCTTCATTTAATCCTGCCTCAGACGTATATAATGAGCCAGCACTAGTGCGAACAAGTGACTTTCATCAAAACCCAGCTTTTTATAAAATAGGTCATTATTTAAATAATTTAGACCAACTTGATGAGATAGAATCTGTTTCTCCTATTACTATAGGTGGTGACTATGGTTTAGGCTTAGTTCCTGGGCAAGAAGATAATTTCTTTACTCCAGCTGTTGAGCCACAGCTAAGCGAGTCAGATCAGGCTTTATTGGATAACTACATGAAAACCCATTCTGATACAGAAATCAGGATGTTAAAATATCTTTTAATAAATGGATATTCTTTTTCTGAGGCGACCAAGAAGGTCGAAAATAAAGATTACACTGTGGGAAATAATATGGAAGATTTTCCCTGGATAGAAAATGATTTGGAATAAGGATGTCTGATTTTTATTTAGATTTATCTGGTGATTTAAAAATATCTCCCAATAAAGATATAGCAATGACTCAAAGTAGGTCGCAGAACGATATACAGCAGATATACCTTAGGCTTATGACTGAGCCAGGTGATTTCTACATTTACCCCAAGCTTGGAACAGAGCTTAACATTCTCTACGGAATGCCACAAAGCCAGGCAACTGGAGAAATGGGTAAGCGCTTAATAAGGGAAGCGTTGTTAAGAGAGGGCGTTTTTGCTGATAGAAAGATTTCAATAACAGCAGTGCCAACCTCTAATAATTCAATAAGATTTGATGTTCATATTGAAGACAACTCTGTTGATCCAATAACAATATCTGTAACTCAAGAAATTTAAAATAGGAGATAGAAATGCCTGTCATATACAATAAATCAAAAGATCAGATACTTTCAAAAATCCTATCTTCTCTTCAGCAAAATGCTGGCATAACAGCAACATATCCAGGATCTGTTGCTAGAGCATTGGCAGAGGCTATGGCCGTTGAAATTGGAGACTTGTACGAGGCAATTAAATTTAGCGTTGAACAGACTTCTTTGTCTATGGCATCTGGAAGATCTCTTGATTTAATAGGTGATCTTTATGGAGTTTTTCGTAGATCTGTTTCAGAAGATTTGCAACAAGAAAGAGCTAGTTTTAATATATCGTTTTCAATAGATGCACCGCACTCGTCAAACGTTGTAATTCCAAAAGATACTTTAATATATAATGATGTCACAGATTTTTCTACTGTTCAATATCAATATAAATTAGTCGATGCAGCAACAATTATTGCAGGAACAACTAGAGCATTCGGTAGAGTGATACCAAACTTTAGTAGCACAGATTTCACTGCATCAAAAGGAACTTTGACTAAACATAATTATATAGCACCAAGTGGCATTATCGTTTATTGTACGAATACTAAAGAAATCTACTCTATGATTAATATGGAGTCAGATGATATGTATAGAAAACGAATAGTAAAATCAATTAAAGCAAACTCTTTTGGCACAGCTGAGTCTCTAAGAATGAGAGCTCTAGGAGTTCAGGGAGTAAGAGATGTTAGGGTTAGAGAGTCTAGTTACGGTTTAGGATCTTGTGATATTATTGTGGTTCCAGAATCACAAAGAATATCAACAAATTTAGTTAATAGTATCTTCAATTCTTTGTCTGAAGCAAAGCCAGTAGGGATTAAGCTTAATGTCAGAATTGCAGAAAGAGCACCAGTACACGTTGCTGTAAGCATAGTTCTTCCATCTGGAGTAGGTGCTACAACTGCAACAGGTATAGAAAATCAAGCTTCTTTATTTTTAAGATCATACTTGAATTCAAGAACAATAGGTGATAGTATATCTAATGGAGATATTGAGTCAATCGTTAGGTCTTCTTCTGATTTAATCAAATCAGTAAACGTTTTAAGCGTTTCTGTAAATGGTCAAGAAGTTCCTAAAGGAATGTTCACTATAAATGACGATAGACAGTATATGGTAGCTGGATCTGTATCTGTATTTTCTGTTATAATGTCTTCCATAACTTATTAATCAGAAAGTGATACAAATGAAAGAAAAGTACTTTCTTGTCACCAACAAGTCTATTGTAAAAGCTAAAAACATGACTCATGCAAAAGCTTTGATTAGCGGTGACGAAACGGTTCCAGGAACCATAATGACCGATAATATAACTTCAAGAGAAGTAGACGAAAGTAACGCATCATCGTATTTTTCTACAATCTCAGAAGAAGATACTCTTGAAGATGAATATGAGGATTATAGAGATGCAGGATTGTCTATGTCGTCAGTTCCTTCGTCTACTATTGATTTTCTTAGATCAGAAAACAAAAAACTTGCCAGACAAGTAGATAGATATAAGAACATCAAAGAAGAGGCATCGCACCTTGTGTATCAAGCAGCTTTTGATGCTTTCAGTAACTTTGATCTTCCAAAGATTTCAAAGCCAGTTCTTACCAAAAAAAGAGCAACTCCAGAAACAGCAGTTGCAGTTTTTGCTGATTGGCAGTTAGGTAAAGTTACATCAACTTACAACTCCGATGTATTGGCAAGAAGAATTGAGCAATACACCGAAAAGATGATTGAGATCGTAAATATCCAAAGAGCCCATCATAATGTTGACAATTTGCATGTGTGGCTGCTAGGTGACATTGTAGAAGGAGAAGAAATATTTCCTGGGCAAAGTCATTTATTAGATGCTGGCTTATATCGACAGGTTGGTATATACGGTCCAGAAATACTAACAAAGTTCATAACAACAGCACTTGAAAACTTTGAACACATTCACATTACTGGTGTTATCGGAAATCACGGTGCCGTTGGTGGAAGAGCAAGAAAGCAGCACGATCCAGAAACAAATATGGATAGGTTATTGTATAAGATTGTTCAGTTGATATTTAAAGATGAGCCAAGAGTAACGTTTAATATTCCAGATGGTCGCGGAGAAAGAAGTTTTTACGCAGTGGATACAATTGGCAGCTACTCAAGTTTGTTAATCCATGGAGATCAAATGCCATCCCCTACAGCATTTCATGCTTACTATAAGAAAATTATGGGATGGAAAGACGGTGCAATACCAGAAAATTTTGAAGATGTATTTATGGGCCACTATCATCAGCAGGTAAAGGTTACTATTGGAAGTGGTTTGTTGAGAATTTCTGGATCACCAGAAAGTAACAACACCTATATAAAAAATGAAAACCTATTTTTTAGCTTTAGTTAATACAGATTTTACAATTAATCGGAAACAAGTGGGTTTCTGATTCATTTGATCTATATTCAAATAGGTTTTACACAAATTACTCAACATATAGATCTCTTTATGGAAACAATCTATTAGAAGACTATACATTTACTGGATTAAGCACAATATCGGAAGCTACGCCTACAATCGTAGGATCTTCTCTAGTCACAGATTTTGGTGAGATAATTCAAGACCAAGATTTTGGTGAGTATTTTATCTTTGATTTTAATGAAGAAGATGGTTCATACTATTTTTACGACTTACTACAAAGTGCAACTCCATATAGAATATTATCATCAGTTGCTACTCAGAGCCTACCTAGGTTTGTTGACACAAAATCTGCAATTAATATATTAGGTTTTAAGCACTCTTTTGCAAATCTTCCTGGTTTAGAAGATCCAGAATTTTCTGTAAAAATATTTACCTCCAACAAAGAGGTAACATCTGATTCCGAATGGAAACAGGTAGCATATACTGATAGCAAAAATAATATTTTATTTCTTAGGTCTTCTGAAAGATACACTAAGTTTGAACTAGAGTTCAATGTTTCTTCAGATATATCATCAGCTAATTTTCTTTTATTAGTTCAAGTTGAAATTAATGAACCATCAATTCCAACTATATCAGATCATGCAAGAAATGTTTTATCTAGATTCCCTACTTGGACCAAGATGTATACAGATTCTTTGGAAAGGTCTACCCCAGAAACTGCAACTCCAGTTAGTCAGGCTGGCAATCTCAACCAACTGATTATTCTTTTTATTACGATTTTTTGTCAAGAAGTCTATATACACTAAGATCATTTGACTTAATTAAGGTAGATGAAAAAGAAGTCGATCAGATCGTAATACAAAATTATAACTCTTTTGATGAATTTGGATTAAGAGTTGGACTAACGAGACTATATCTAGAGTCTAATGCAAACTTTAAAAAGAGAATATTAGATGTATATTTAAATCCTCCAGCTGTAAATAAATTAGGATTACAGAGGACTCTTAGAAGAGAGCTAGATATGTGGAGGGCCTATGGGGCCACTCCAAACTCGGCATATATTGGAGCAACTCCAGAGATAGTTGAAATATCAGATTTGCAAAAATCCACTCCATATTTTGATTCAGATGGCAATCCACTACCAATGATGTTTTCTTTTGTCGAAGACATGAATAATAGGTTTGCTGTGAATGTTGGGTATGCAAAGTGGAGAGAATCATATTGGGATTACGCAGGCAATAAGCAAGAGGGCGTTTCTAGTATTCCTCAAATCACTGATCTTCCAGCTGTTAATGCTGACCACTATCAGCCTGGTGTTGGAGATTTCGACGATGCAAAAGTTGTACTAGAGCTTTTAGATAGACAAATAGCAGACAAGTATTTTACATTTAAAGTAAAAGGGGTTAAATCCGACGAGGTAGAAAGCGCCTACGAGCCTATAAGCATATACTATGACAGCTATGTCTCATATTATGAGAATTATTATGATCATCAATCTGCAACACTTAATTATACAATTGACCTTAAGCTTAGGCCCCATGGTACCATAACAACATCTAAAGTATATTCTGCTTCCGTAGTTGATAGAGTTAAAAATATTTATGGCCCAAACTCAAGTGCATCACCAGAATATGTTATTAGAAATATTTTTACTCCTACAAATTATTCAGATCCATCTATAAGATTTACATATGATTCAACTCCCTATTATAATGTGTTAAGCCCATCTGCAACACAAAATTATGCAATTAATCAAATCCCAGCTTCATACGTAGAAGCAGCGACGATAACTTATGGCGCTTTTGTTGATAACAATTCAAGCACTGGAAATTATGGATGGATAAAGTTAGAAAACTCAACACCAAATACTTATGTAACAAACACAAATACTCGTGTCATAAAAAATACTTCAACACCTTCTTATCAAGATCTAACATTAAAGTTAGCTTCTAACATATATAATGATTCAAAAAGACGTTTAATAGTTACAAGAAAAGTTAGATCAAGTTTAGTTAATCAAAAAATTAATGAAGGTCCAGAATTTGATCAAAAAAATAATATTGTCATTAATCCATTAGATATAAAATCAAAATTTGTTTTACCGCCTGGTTCAACTCCTGAATACATGTATGTTGAAAATATTGTAGTTGATAAATATGATATAGATAATTCTACTCCTCCTTATAAAGGATATGGCGGCGTTGCGCAAAACAGACAAACTGGCTCCTATGAGCTAATACCATCTTCGCCAAATATAATAGCCAGTATTATTAATCCAGACTTTGCTACTCCAGATCTTCATGATCATTACATTGACGTTACTGGTGGATCTACTTATAATTACTATTTTAAGACACTTAAATGGCCGTATGGCGCAACTCCACAGAGTTTAGTTATTTCTTCAGCTGATAGCTCTATCTATCCATTTGAATATAATGTTTGGGAAGATTTTGAATCGAATTATAATTCAACAATTAATTATAAAATATCTAATAATGGAGTAGTTTTGTCTACCCCAAATGATGGTATGGAAGATTTGGGTAATCAACAAAATAATTTAATTGGTACTTTT